ACAGGCGTTATGCTGTGTCCCACGACTTTGCTGTCAAGTTCAACAGTCGTGTAAATATATATAGGCGCGCCCGACATACCGCCGGGACTGTCAACCGCGCCGTCGAATATATCAAAATCGGGTCCGTCCAGTTCCGTAGGTATGGCGTCCTGCATATCTTCTCTGACCTGCTCCATCGCCTTCTCGAAACCCACGCCCAGACCTTCGCCCAAGTTCGCGCCGATTCCAGCGAACACCGTGGACGGCGACTTGATGCCGAAAAACCCTTTGACGCCGTTCACGATTGAAGTGCCGACGTTTTTTACAGCGTCAACGACGGCTTTCGCCGCATTTAATATTCCGTCTTTTAATCCTAATATGAGATTTAACCCCATCTTCGCAAATTCTGGAATAAACCCCGTGAACGCCGTTATAATCCCCTTTATAATTTGCGGGACTGCCTTAACGATTTCCACGATGATTTTTGGCAGGTTCGTTATAAGCGAAATGAAAAGCTGTATACCCGCTTGTATAAGCTGCGGTATGCTCCCGATTATCGCATTGATAAGTCCTGTTATGATTTTCGGTATAGCCTCGACAAGCGTGATAATAATCCTCGGCAGTTCGCCGATAAGCGATACAAGCAATTTTACGCCCGCTTCGATTATCTGCGGTATCGCGCCTAATACTGCATCAATTATATTTACGATGATTTGAGGTATCGCCCCGACAATCACAACGATTATGTCCGGCAGAGCCTCGACAAGCGAAGTCAGCAGATTTATACCTGCGTCGATGATGAGGGGAATGGAATCTATGACCGCCGTAATCACGCTGTCTATTATAACGGGAATTGCCGCAACTATCGCTGTGATTATTTCGGGCAACGCTTCGACGAGCGATGTGATCAGGTTTATACCGGCTTCAATGATTAGAGGGATTGCGTTGACAACAGCCGTGAGTATCGCGTCTATAATCTGCGGTATCGCCTCGACAATCACAGATATAATGTCAGGTAAGGCTTCCACAAGCGAGGTAATCAGATTCAAGCCCGCCTCGATTATGAGCGGAATTGCGTCAAGCACAGCAGTCAGTATGCCGTCGATTATCTGCGGTATGGCTTCAACAATCACGGATATAATATCGGGCAGCGCATCGACAAGCGAAGTCAGCAAATTTATACCCGCTTCAATGATAAGCGGCAAGGCTTCAAGAATCGCCGAAAGTATGCCGTTGATTATTTCGGGAATCGCCTTGACAATTACGGCGATAATCTCCGGCAGCGCGGATATTATCGAAGTCAGAAGCTGCGCGCCTGCGTCGATTATCTGCGGTATTGCGTCAATGATAAAATCAACGATACCGATGATAATTGCGGGAAGCGCGGCTATCAATTCCGGCAACGCCGTCAGTATGCCGTCCACCAAACCGAGTATGATTTGTAACGCCGCGTCAAGCAGGAGCGGCAAGTTATCCACAATTACCTGACAAATCAGAACAACCGCCTCAACTACGGCGGGTATCAGTTCGGGCAATGTATCGCCCAAACTCTGCGCGAGCGAAACGATAATCTGTACGGCGGCTTCCGCGATAGCCGGAAGCGCCTTTACAATCCCCTCAATCAAGCCGAACAGCAATTTTGTGCCTGCGTCTAAAATTGTTGGCAACAAGCCCAAAATCGCGCCGGTGAACTGGTCTACAAGCGTCAGCGCGCCGGATATGATAGTGTCCATATTATTTGACAGCCCTGCGGCAAGCGCGGTGATTAGGTTGCTGCCGATTTCTATCAGCTTCGGCAGGAACTCCGTGATTATATTGACGATTTCCTCGAACACGCCGTCGAATGCGTCCGCCATGTCCTCAATAGAGCCTTCGCCGCTGATAACGCCGACAAAAGCGTCCGAAAGCGTCGAGATTGACGGCAGCATCTGCCCCAAAATCTGCGCCTTGAATTCGTTCGCCATCGTGCCGACCGCGATTTTTGTGTTGTCCATCACGGTCGTAAGGTTAGCCATTTTGCCCGCGTCGGTCTGCGCCAATGCCTCGTTCACGCCGCCCATGCTCTCGCTGACCATTTCGGTGATGAAGTTGACGCGCTCCATTTCAGTCGCCGTCTTAAACCATTCTTTTTCGTTGTCGCTCAACGAAAACCCTTGTTTCGCCAAGCCGTCAATGCTGCCGTTGATGGCTTTTCCGAGCGCCGTGGCGACGTTCCGCGCCTGTTCAGAAGATGCGGTCGCGCCGTACTGATACGCCACATAATCATTCAGGACGGGCAGTATATCTTCGAGCGATTCCTTGCGCTCTACAAATGACGCCAATTCTGCTAACGCGGTCACCTGCGCCGTTTTTGACACGACGCCGACTTTTTCCTGCGCCGCCGCCAACTCTATTAAACTTTCTATTTGGTCGTCGCTTGCATCCATCGTGTTCCGCATGACGCGGGCGAGCAGCGTCTGGCTTTCCGTAGCGGCGGTCGCCATCTCCATGCTGTCGCCGACGTAATCTTTCACCGCCGCGCCGACCGCCTTGATTGCGTCAACGAGCGCGGACAGCCCTGCTTTGATGGCGTCGGCGGCGAGGTTCGCTTTCAGCACGTCGCCGAATATGGACGTTTTCTTGCCCGTATCGTCCATTTCTTTGCCGAGATTGTCGGTTTCCTTGCCCGTGTCCTTTAATTCTTTACCCGCGTCGTCGAGGGCTTTCTCAAGTCCGCCCGTGTCTTTTTCAGCGCCTTTGATTTCTTTGCCGGTATTGTCGAGGGCTTTGCCGAACGCGCCGGTCTCTTTACCCGCATCGCCGAGTTCCTTGCCTGTATCGTCAACCGATTTCGCAAAACTGTCAGCCCCGCGCTCCGCGTCGTTGAATTCCTGTGAAGCCGTATCCAACGCTTTATTATTGTTCGTCAGTTCGCGTTCCATGCCGTTTAGTTCGGCTTTGGCGTTGTTTAGCTGTATCGCCCACGACTGCGTCCGCTTGTCGTTTTCGCCGAAAGATTCGGTGGCGTTCTTCAGCGCACCCTCAAGCGTCGATATTTTATCTTTCTGCAGGTCGATTTCCTTGTTGAGGACTTGATTGCGCGCGGTTATCGCCTGTATGGATTTGTCATTTTTCTCAAATTCCGAAGCGACGAGGTTCATCTCGCTGCCGAGAACCTTGAACGACTGGTTTATATCTTTTAACGCGTCCTTGAACTCTTTCTCGCCCTCTAACCCTATCTTCAGCCCGAAATTGTCCGGCATAAACGCTCACCTCCCCTCGTCCGGCGTTATATCCCATCCGGGATTATATCATCTATGGCGCGTTCTCTGGTCGGCTTCGCCATACCCATAAACTGCCTGTGGCACTCCCACAAATCAAGCAGCAGTCCGAGCGGCATAAGCCATGTTTCGTCCTCGGAACGGCGAAGATGCACAGTCCCGTAATATAACAGACGGATAAATAATTCGTCGTCATTTATCCGTTCTCCACGTTTTTTGGGTTATCCTCGCTTTGGATATGCCGCGCCGTACCTCTGAGCATTGCCAGAGTAATCGCCGCCTTGTACTCCGCCAGTCCCAGCGGCGAAGTGAGAAGTTCCACCTCGTCCTCGGTCAACAAAGGTTTCGGCGCGTCCTTATTTTTCAGATTGTGAATCAATATGCTCTGGTTAGCCAAAAGTGTAATCAGCCATATAATCTCGTCAAGCGCAAGTTCAAAATTCTCGGTTTTCATGAGTTTATCTCCGAGGTCGGACAACCCGCCATATTTCGCCGCAATCGCTTTTGTTGCCTTCGTAGTAAGCACAAGTTCATACTCCGTGCCGCCGATGGATATAGATGCGCTTCTGTCGTCGGTTTCGGCGACTTGTAAGTTTTTACTCATCATCGTCGACCTCCGTTCCGTAACCCGAAGCGCCGTCCTCGTCAATGTCCGCCTGCGTGTTCAGCCACGCCCGCGCGTCGGATTCTTTTTCAAACGTAGCCTCTTCTTTCCAGACGCCCAGAATATCGGTTGATATCGTCCCTTCAATGGTAGGCGTTTGGAAGTTGATGCTGTCGCCTTTGGTTTCAAGCGCTTCATTCGGAATACCGAACTTCACTTTGCGCAGCCATATAGCCCTGAACTTACGTTTGCCGTCCTTGACGGTGGTGGAGTAGAAACCTACGCCCACGGGCTTGCCGTCGTCGTCGCCTTTCGCGGTCAGTTTTTTTCCGTTGCCCGGCGTAACGGTTTCGACTTTATGCCCCAAAATGAGAGCCAATACAGCGTAGTCGAGATGATCGCCGTTGAGCGTCAGCTTGCCCGATTTGAACTCCTTGATACTTTCGATGATACGGTCGTCGCCGTACAGATTCGCGTCGTTGATGTCTATTGATAAATCCGTTTTAATCGCGTAGCTCATCACAAGCCCGTCCGAATACGAAACATTATTGTTTTCTTCTGTAATGGGCGCGCAGATGAGGTATTTCAAACCTATTTGTGCCATTTATACATATCCTCCCGTAAAAAAATATTCTTTTGCCGCGTCCACGGCGTAATGATGATAACCCGTATCGTTCTCATGCCCGATGTACCGGCGGTCTGTCACCGTTATTTCGGCGGCGAGTAACGCTTTCACGATTTGGTTTTTGCGTTTTTGATAGTTGCCCTTGGAATACAGCGAAACCCGCGCTTCCTGCGTTTCATACAGAGGCATATTGTCGGCGTAATCGCCGAAATTATCGCCCATCGGAGTTATGACTGCGTATTCGTCGGGGGCTTTGCCGGAGAACACGCCCGTTTCCACAAGAACGCCGAGCGTGTCAAGTATTGCGTTTATTTCCTGTAAAATGCTCATATTTTCCCAATCTCCTCCTCCAATTTCGCGGTCATTGCCGATATACTATCTTTCCGTGACGACGACCTCGCAGGTTTCAGAAACGGTCGCGCGGGCTGATTGTG